TCTAAAGCAGCAGCAAAAGCGAAGCCCGAAGAGGAAGAAGGCGAGACCCGGATCGCGCGCGGTGTTGGCGACAACAGCGGCGCGGTCGTCGACGGGAAGAAGCTATCGGGGTTCATCACTTCGATCGGCCGCCTCGAGGACAAGAAGCAGCAAGTCCTCCAGAACATCCGGCAGGACTACGCGAGCGCGAAGTCCCTCGGCTTAGACACCAAGACGATCCGTCGTCTGGTACGCGAGGGCCGCATGGAGCCGGAGGAACTCAAGGCTCAGCAAGACCTCTACGATGTATATAAGTCGGCCCTCGGTCTGCTCGATGACTAGCGGGGACGCAGCGGATAACTCGGGGGACGCGCAAGCGTCCCTCGATATCCCTGATTTCCTCCGGCGTGGGGAAGTGAAGGTTACGCATGTTGCTCTCGTCGAAACGGCGCCCGATCCAAACGGTACGATCCTGACGGATCGGGCGCTCCCGACGGTCGGCGAGCTCTACGATACCATTACGCGGCTCCGGGCGAAGCAGGTGACGATCCGCGAGGAGACGCAGCTCAAGCTCGCCGAGATCGACGACCATGTCCGTATCCTCAAGAAGCAGGCCGAGAAGATGGTGCGCGGATTATGAAACGCGACGCTAAAAAAAGGGTAGAGCGCAAAAGGTCGTCGCTGGCCGTGGACGTCAAAGCGCTCGTCGAGCAGCAGCAGGTCGAAAAACCCTCGACAGAAGACGCGATCAGATTACTTTCCGAAGCCACACTTTTTTTGCTGGAGGACGCATGCCGAAAGAATCAATAACCACAAAATGGCGTTTCGATCTTTGGTCCTACACGATTGGTATTTTCGCGCAAGCCACGCTTGGGACTCTCGCAGCGCATTTTATTGAAAGGTATTGGCCATGCCAGTAACCACCTCGGAAACAATAGACCAGTTCGTTAACCGCAGAGCAAAAGAGATACTAGAGAGCGGCGGTTTTTGCTGGGATCAATTCGACGCGGCTGAAAAGATAATCGCCGTTCTACAAGCAGAGAAGGAATACGCATGTCAGAAACAGTAACGACCACGCGCGGTGCCGTGAATGATCGCTATACCTAAAAAGCCCAAGCCCCCGCTGTGGCAATGCCAATGCGAGGACTGTACCGCGAAGCGGGGTGCGCGTGGGAAAAACTGAGGGCTACGCCCGCGACAAAGACGATTTCTTCCCGACGCCAGATGAATGCACCCTCGCGCTCCTGCGGGCCGAAAAAGAGTGCATGCCAGTCGAGATATGGGAGCCGGCATGCGGCGAGGGGGCGATTTGCAAAATGATGCCAGCCCGTATGTGGATCGCGACCGATCTTGTCGCCCGCGGATACGGGCAAAGCGGCGTTGATTTCTTGATGGAGCGCAAAAAGCTGGCCGATGCGATCATAACCAATCCGCCATTCAAGAACCTCACCGCCTTCATAGACAAGGCGATCGACCTCGACGTTTCATACATCGCGATGTTCTTTCGCGTGACGTATCTCTGTACCGGCGCGTGGCAGAGGATTTGCGAGAAGCGCGCGCCAGCGAGGATTTATACGCTGTCATGGCGCCCGGATATTTTCGGTATCGGGACGCCTGACCAGAGGTGCCTTTTCATATGGGCCGTCTGGGATAAGCGATACGAGGGTGAAACGATATACCGGACTCTCAGACGCCCTAAGTAACCGTCCCACCGGCCGCCACGTAGGCCGCCTGTAGCCGCGCGAGCCTCTGCTGGGGCTGCCCAGCGAGCGAACCCGGGAGACTAGCCCACTCCGGCGCGCACAGGGCGACCGCCTGGGTGAAGTTCCCTGCCTCGACAAATGGCATCGCACGACGCCCCGCGATCAGCTTGACCGCCATCGCGTCCTGCGTCGCCGGCTCGAAGTCTGTGTAGCCGTACTGCTGGCACAGCCCGACGAAGGTCGGGTGGATGATCTGGTATCTGCCGCAGGCGGTACTGTCGAGCGCCTGATTAAGGATATCCGGGTGCGTCGCGTAGCTGGGAAAGGTCAGCGGGTTGTCGGGCGTGGCACCTACGAGCGCGGCGTAACCGTCATCCGTCAGGGGCAGGAGGTCGGGCCCGATCTCACTCCATGCGATGCAATCAAGGAAGGCAGCCATATTGGCCGAGAGCCCGGTCGCGCGCGGCATTAGTTCAAACTCACGTTCAGGATCAGTCTGCGAAATGCTCCATCACGGTCACAAACGGCAACGAACGAATCTCGCCTCTTGCAATGATATTTGTGCATCTCCGGCCCAATGTAAACCTCAAGTACGAAAGCGTCCGGGTGCATGGTAACAAGCTGTTGATAGAGGTAAAACTGCTTTTCGAGGTCTTTCTCCTCCTCGGTCATGATGGCCCGTGCCACGGAAGCGGAATGCCCATGGGATCGGAATAGAGCGTTCTATATTCGGGAGGGTAGTAAGGCAGAAACTTGACCAGAAACAGAGTCATCGCCCTCAAGACCAGCAGGCATTTAAGGAACATTTTCAGCAGATCGAGTTTTGTAGCGGGTTCCATTTATACCTCCTTTATGCGGCGGACAAATTTTTGACGCCCGCAGCGTAGAGCGCGATGTTGTGCCACGCCACTGGATCATCGCCATTTACGGGCGACTCGTTCAGAAATATGAACGGCGCGGGCTCGATGTAAGGGAAAAGCGGGAGGACGGTCAAAGGAACGTCCGGGACAGGATCATCGCCGTTGCGATAGGATTCTATTTCCGTATCCGAGAGAATATCTTTCAGCTTGCTAAAGCCCGGGCGCGGCGACCCAAACACGGTGACTTTGGCGACCGGGATTTTCTTGACCGCGCACAGCCCCGCGAAGATATACGCGCGCGCGGCGCCCAGGCTGTGGCCAGTCACAACCAGCGGCTGTACGGTTTTTTGGATAATCGAAGCGAAGGCGTTGTCCATGCCTTCCGCGAATCCCCGCTCGATACCGCCGAGCAGTGGGTGGTCGATAGGGAAAGCCTTGAAGTCGCGGAACCAGTCTTCCAGGGAGTCGGAACCCCGGAACACAATCACGTCATATCCGGGAAAGCGTTTCAGCGCCGCGTAGATGCCGCCGTTCATTCCGGGCACCCACATCTCATCCCAAACGAAAGCATCTCCGTATGACGCGGCGCATAAATCCACAAGCACGGAATCAGGTGGAAGTGTTCCCACGCAGCTTGCTCCATATCGATTTCACCGCGCGGATCGTGGCGAAGATCGGAATCGAAACCGAAAAGGCCGGGATTTTCATTATCCCGCCAGATTGGCCGTGGCAGCCTGAGCCACCAGAGAAGGCGCCAGCGTGTCGATCAGCGCCTTGATGGAGGTCGCGGCGTCTTTGGCCGCGGCGGCTTCCATGTTCGGCAGCGCCGCTGGAACGGCGGCGTAGAACGCGAGACTCTGCGCGACAACGTTATCAGGGGCCGGATTGGAAATGATGCTGGTCAGGTAGCTGTCGCCAACCGGCTGCAAGACGCCAAGTTCGTCTCTTACGACGCTGGCGAAAAGGCCGTTGAGGGCGGAGGTGACGAGGGATTGAACGCTCGGTGCGGGCGTTGCGGGGGCGGCAACTGTTGAGGCTGCGGTGTCTGTGCTTGTCATGATCGATCTCCTAAGTTTTGGGGGTGAGGTATTTCTGCGTCAGCAAAGATATCACGATATGGCCGACCATGAAAAGCATAGAAACGGCCATTGAGAAAATGACGGTCAGGGCGTCCTCGAGCGATTGCGAGGTGATTCCATTGGCGGGACTTGCGCCGATGGGATGATAGGCAAGCCAGATCACGGCAAGCGCGGCGCCCGCCGCCTGCCCCGATACCGAGGTCGCCATAAGGGCACCCGTGCCGGGGGCCTGGAAGTCGCTCATCGCCCGTACCCTCCGCCAAAGAATCCGGCGATGGCCCCTATCACCACACTTGCGGCGTGTGCCATATAGCCGATGGCGCGGCGGTGACCGCGATCCTCGGCCAATATGATCTTGACCTCGGTCATATCGTCGGCGGTCTTGCCGAGTATTTTGCTCTGCTCGGCGGTTTCCTCGCGCAGAAGGGCGAGGCCGGTCTCGACGCGCGCAAGTCGTTCACCGTGTGCATCCCGGCGGCGATCAAAGTCGGATGTGCGGAAGTGATCTGCCATACTATAGGCTCCCGAAAGGAGATGGGAGACTTTGGAACTGGTCATTGGATTGGCAGATCAGGTTGCCGCCACCCTCGAATTGGTAGTTGTAATATCCGGTTTGTGTGACATCAAGATCATAGTGGTAGGCCCCCACTCCATCGCGGATGATCTGACTCGCGGCGTAGGTATAGGTGGCTATTGTCTGATCCGGCGCGCGCACGAGCAGCGTTATGGTCGTGGGGTCGATGGGCGTATTGCCGACCAATTGCGTGAATTGCACCGATAGGTGGACGAGGTTATTGATTCCGTAAGTATTCACTCAGTTCCTCCTAACACTCTTCGTCGTTCAGTGTGGCCGAGTACACGAGGCTATCAGATACTCGCGCGGCATAAAGTCCAGAATCAGTCACGGCTGCGGAATAAATCGCCTGATCGGATACGTGGGCGCAGGCGGGGAGCGGCCGCTGAAAAATCCATATGAGGAGATCGAGAAGCATCAGCTCACCTGCGATCCGCCGGCGAAGGTCTGGATCGTGAGTAAGTATTGCTCGATGATCGATTGGACGATCTGCTTGACGGTGGCATCATTAGAGGATGTGGAGGCCATACTCGTCAATACTGGCGAGATGTCCAAATTCATAGTGGATAAAGCCTGCTCGATGTGCGCTGAATCTAGATAGCTATTGATGGTGATGTTGAGTGTCCCAGGCCCTAGGCAAAAGGCACCATTTTCAATAACATGATAAGTGGCATTAACGCCGGTCGGTTGCGCAATGGTGCATTGAATTGGCATGATTGTTCTCCCTAGCAGTGAGTTACGATTCCGTTCGTGATGACAAAAGTTATCGTGGGTACACCCGAACAAGAAACACCCGGAGCATTTGTGCCGATGGCAAAACTTCCGGCGCTGACGGTGCCGATGGCCTGTAAGGGATATTGCGGTGCCGTCGTGCCGATGCCGATATTGCCCAATAATAGGGTGCCGTTGTTTGGATTTACCGAGGATGCCCCAAGTCCCACCACATTCGCGTTTATGCGAGAAAAAGCGGCATCTATATTGAGCGTTCCGCCATTGATGAACCCGATTGCGCCGACCGTCGCCACGCCAGATGAAAATGTATTGATATACGGCCCATCACAATCGTTGAAATGCCCAAAGGTTCCAAAGTTAGTTAAACAAATGGCTTCGTTGCTCCCCGGTTCGTCGATGTGAATACCACCGCCGGAACTGAACGCTGATGCACCGTCTATTAGGATCGAGGCGGCGCTAGAGGCGGTTCCGACGATTGTATTCCCAGAAGTATCCACTGAAAATTGGCTTACGCCTGCCTTCGTTAAATTTACGATATTCCCCGTCGTGGCATCGACATTTAATTCTCCACTCGGCGATGCCGTCCCGATCCCAACACCCCCGGTCGTATAATATATATTTGAGCCGCTCGTTGTCCACTGGCTACTCCCGCCTCCGCCGCTGCTGGTTGAGACCGCCACGCCCTGCACATAAAGTGCTTGTGCATTTAATGATCCAGCCCCCTCATATCCGCCAGTTGGAGAACCAATTTCAGCGCCTTGCGTCCCTATCGCCATAGCTGCTGTTGGCGTTGTTCCGGTACTTATTTTAACTAGACCAGCCGCATTAACAGCCGCTACATTTAATCCGGGGTCAAGCGTATAGAGGTAGGTGTCATCAGGATTCATAAAGGGCGCGGTTGAACCTATGGATCCATTTTTCCCAAAATCTGCATAATGCGCCGAGGCCGTCATGTCATTGCCGCCGACGATATAATCTGCTGAGTTCTGCGTACCAACAGCCGTATTTTGCAGGATCACTTGATAGAAGTTATTTATATTTCCGGTGATCTGAGCGCCCGTCGTATTGGCCACATCGCTGAACGCTTGGGTACCGATTGTGAGCGGAGAATTTGGCCTCGCAGTCCCAATCCCGACATTGCCGCTGACGATCAATCCGCCCGCCGAGCCGCCATACTGATCGGGATAGCCGATGCTCGCGGCACCGTTGACTTCCAGCATGTTGGAAGCCGAGGTGGTTGCGGTGCCGATGCCGATGGTGGCGGCAAGCAAAGTGCCGGTCGCGCCGCCGGCATTAGTACCGACCTGGAGAACACCATTGCCAAAACGGCTCAGCTTGACGTCGATTGTATTTTGTACATTGGCGACATTAGCCCACCCAATCGTCATATTGCTGCCGACCGCGAACAGGGTGCTTGTCAGCTCGGCCTCATTTCCACCCGAACTTCCGATGACATCAAACGTATAATTGCCGGCATTAAAATAATAGCCGTTCGAACCATCCGATTGGATGAGGTAATTGCTGGCGCTCGGCGCCGGGCCGTTGAGCAGCCAGAGGGTCGGGTAAGACGTGCCGCTGGCCACGCCCTCACCGACCGCGAAAGCGGTAGCGCTTCCCGCCTGCAAATCCATCAGCAGCGAATTGGCTTTGCTCGATGTGTCGGTGATGTTCTCGAAGATCGGCGCGTCGAACGTGGTACTGCCGTTGTTCCAAGTCTGCGCGATGTTGAGCACGGGCGTACTTGTGGTAATCGTGCCGCTCCGCACGTCGAGCGTGGCCTGCGGCGTCGCCGTACCGATCCCAACATTCCCCTGCACGATCATGCCATTCGCGGGCGGCGCCATTCCCGCATACCCCGTGCCGATGGTCACGCCGTTCGTCGCGGTGCCGATGCCGAGAATGCTGGTGCCGGAGACCGCCGTCCCAGCGCTGGCGTAGAAGGCGCTCTGGTTAAGGGTGCCGGAATTGACCGTTCCGCTTCCCGATCCGGAAACTGTCAAAACGCCATTCGTGCATGTAGCGCCCGAACCGCATTCCAGAATGCCGTAGGCCGTGCTCGATCCGAGCGGAAGATAGGCTGTTCCGATTGCCGTCCCTTTCCATGTGCCAGTGCCGATGGTTCCTACGGTCGTAAGCGATGATGTGACCACGTTCGAGGCCAGCGTGGTGCCGGTGATCCCCGAAGCCGGAGTCGTGTTCGCGGTGCCGACTGTCAGGCCCGTTGCCGCGATGCTTGAGAAGGCCGAAGTGCCTTCTGCTATGACGACATTCCCGCTTGTCAGGGAGGACGTGCCGATGCCTCCCTGCGCCACATTCAACGGGCTTGTAATGCCATATCCGGCCAGCGTGGTCGGGGTTGAGGTGATGCTCGACCACGCCGGAGTGATCGTCACGACGCCGGCCGCCGTTATCAGGCCCTTGCCGTTGACCGTGAATGTCGGGGCTTGTGTGGCGCTCCCAAAACTTCCGATGTTGCTGTTGACCGCCGCCAGCGTAGAGACGTTGCTGGCGGTGCTGATCGAGATGTCCCCGGTGATGGCCGGGCGCGAGACGGTCACGATGCCGGCGGAAGAACTGACGGTGATCGTGCCATCGCTGTTAGTGACAGAAAGCGTGGGCGCGCCGCCCCCGTCCTTGACCGCGAAATTGTTCTGAAACACCGGCACGTCGCCAGGCGTGACGCTGCCGATCACGGTCAGCCCGGGATTGCCAGCGAAGGCGGGCGCGCACAGGAGCGCCAAGAGGAGGGGAATGATCCTACGCATACTTGATCGTCACCGTCGTATCAGCGGCACTCCCAACGACTTGCAGCGGCCCCGAGGGGATGCGCCGGTCGTATGTCTTGGTGCCATAGGGGATAAGGAGAAAGGTTCCGGGGTTCGCCTGACCATCCGTAAAGCCAGGGGTCGATCCATCGAAGGTGAAGCCGACGGAGTTTCCATTGTTGCTCGTGTTCTCCATATCGACCCAGAGCGTTGCGGCGCCGGACTCGATGGCCTCGACCACCTCAGTCCCGATCGTGGCGCTGGCGTCGATCTCGGTGATGCTCACCGCCTCGCGCGTCTGCGAATTGCCGGCGGCATCGGTCTTCTGGTAGTTGCCGGGCGTGGTGGGGTCAGCGTTGGTGATGACCTGGCGCTTGACGCTGCCGGCAGAGGTCATGACCGTATTGTTATCGATCAGGGCTTGGACAGGCCCCACGACTTGAGGGATTTGGACTTCTGATGGCGTGTTCGGCATTTCATGGTGTCCAGCGTTTTGAAAGAATCGCTTAAGGTGTCATCTGCTCGATCACAATTTTACCATTTGCGCCTGCACCGCCATTGGCGGCACCACCGGCGCCAGATGAACCACCAGCACCACTGCCCCACGCCGCACCGCATACATTCCAATGTCCCGATCCGACCAGTCATGCATGTCCGGTTCGTCATAAAACCGGCGGCGCTGGTCGGTCTCATTGAACGGGTTGAACCGTCTGGCTTGCTGATCGCTCATTGCGCCGGACTCGCTGTGTTGAGAGGGACTGAAGCGGGCGTAGTAGCAATCGCGCTGAGACTGGATGACACGGCGGCGGCTTGCGGCGTCCCCGTCATGGCCGTATTCACATCAGAAGCCTGCAAGACACCTTGCTGTACGAGAAGCGTTGTTAGGGCAACGACGGGATCAACGGGAGGTGCAGGCGGTGATGAAAAGATGCCATTGACGAACCTACCGCCAATTTGTGCTGTTGTTCCGGCTGCCGTAGCCGTTATCAAGCTTTGACCGATTGGCAAAGCGATAGATGAGATACCATCCCACATAATGACATTTATGACGTTTCCATTCTGGTCAATTATTGCATAATTCGCTGCCGCCGCGAAAGCGGGGAAGGCAAAAAGCAGGAAGAGAAGAACGAGCTTTTTCATTCTGTGTACGTTCCCGAGGACGTGAATTTTATGATCGTGTTCGCGCCGCTGGTCGTGATCGTGGGCGAACCAGTGGTGGTGCCGGAATAAAATACGGTTGGAATGCTGAGAATGACAACACCGGAAGCGCCGGACGCACCCGCCGCCGCGACCGACCCGGTATACCCGTCGCCGCCGCCGCCATTTCCAGTATTGGCCGTAGGGGTTGTGGCGGGGACGTTCCAAGCGCCGGTGCTGCCGCCGGCGCACCCAGCAGTTCCTGGGCCACCGCTGTTGTTGCCGCCGCCGCCGCCGCCGCACCCGTAGGTAAGGGACGATCCGGTGATGCTGTTGGCCGTGCCGTTCCCTCCCGCGCCGCCAGTGTTTGTCGTTCCTGTGATGCCCGCCCCGGCGTTACCTGCGCCGCCGCCGCCGTTGTTGCCGCTGGTCGATGGCCCACCGCTGAAATTCGTGCCGACACCGCCAGCGCCACCTACGCCGCCGCCGCCGCCGTTATAGCCAGCCGAACCCGCCGCATTCGCGCCCCCGCCGCCGACCGCGACCGTCGAGATTAAACCTTGCGGGCCATTGATCGAAGAAACGCCGCCGTTTGCGCCTTGGGTCGTCGAATTAAACGTGCCGCCCGCCGCGACGGTAACGGTTAGGGTTTGGCCCGGCACGAAGTATGTGACGCCCGGAAGAACTTCGCCGCCCGCGCCCGCACCACTTACGCTCTGTCCGCCAACCACACCACCGCCCGCCGCGCCACCGCCGACAAGAAGATAGCTGCCGCCATAAATCGAAGGGGCAACGCCTTGGATGGTCGTGGCATTCGTCCACATAGCCATCTGGCCGTTGGTGGGCGTGCCGGTGTTGACGACGTTGCCAGAACCAGATCCGACCGCCGAACCATTGACATAAAGCGCGGTCGCGTTGAGCGTTCCAGCCCCCTGGTTGCCGCCCGTTGCTGTGCCCACGACCACACCGCCAGCGGTGCCAACTGCCACATAGGGAGTACTTCCAATCTGAAATATATTAGTTGCTGCTGGCGAGGCGGTTCCAATCCCGACATTGCCGCTCACGATCAGACCATTTGTCGGCGCGGCTACGTCGGTCGCGGCATAGGTGCCGACCGTCACGCCACCATTGACGGCGAGTTTCGCGTTCGTCCCGAGCGTGGCCGTAGCGATGCCGACGCTCGTATTCGCGACAATGGCGGTGCCGGTTACGGCCGCAGCCGCCGTACCCCCGAGCGCGGGTGGAGAGGCAAAGTAATTCGTGAACCCTGTTCCGCTGACCGTGGACGAAGCCGCTAACGTCGTGGCGGAAATAGCGGCGGGGGCAGTTGTCCCGATAGGCGGCGGGGACGCCAGATAATTGGTAAAGCCCGAGCCGCTGACGGCGCCGGATGCCGAGAGCGTGGTGAAGGCGCCCGTTCCGGCCGTGGTCGGGCCGACGTTTACCGCGTTTAGATTTGTGACGGTACCGCCGAGGTAAGTGACGGTCGAGCCGAAGGTGATGCCGCCGTTCCCGGCCATGTAGGCGGTGCCTATCGCCGTGCCCTGCCAAGTGCCGGAAGAAATCGTCCCCACGCCCGTGAGCGACGATCCCGTGACGCCAGAGGCTAGGGTCGATCCGGTCAAGCCAGACGCAGGAACCGCCGCTGCGGTGATCGACGTATTGCACCCGGGCCCGGTATTCGTCGTCCATATCAGCGCGTCTCCGGCGGCGGAACAGCCGCTGACCGATATGGCCGCGACGTTCGCCGTGCCGCTTCCGGTATTGCCGAGGATCGTATTCGTCGCAATCTGCGCGACATTGCCAAGCGTAATGCCGTTGGTCGTGCTTTGGAAGGCATAGGTGCCGGCGCCGGTTCGCGTCAGGAATCCGGTCGATGCGAAGCCCGTTATATTGTCGAGTGTCGTGCCGCTGGCCGAGGACGCGGCCGTGCCGCCATTTGCAACCCGTAAAACGCCCGTCATGTAAGCCGTGCCGATGGGGGTGCCCTGCCACGTTCCCGCCAGCACCGTGCCGCTTGAGTTGACCTCGAACGCGTTGCTGCCGACCGTGAACAGGGCGCCGGGGTTCGTTGTTCCGATCCCGACGTCGCCGCCAGCGTCTTCGAGGATCAGCGGGTTCGTGCCGCCCGCGACCCCAACCGACATGTACGCATTCGCCGCCGTCGCGTTGTAGACCCAGTTTACGTAGCCGTGGTAGCCGGACGCTTGGCCGATATCGACGCCAGAGTTGGCGACCGCGTTCGAGACCGCGATCCGGCTCCCGGTGAAGGTACCAAGCAGGCCGCCGCCGATCTCTAGGGCGTTCTCGGGTGCGGCGGTTCCGATCCCGAGGCCGGTGCCGTTGACGGTGACCTCCTGTACCCCCGCAGCCGCTACCGCGACCGTGGCGGCCGCCGGCGAGAACAGGCCCGTGGTCGCATCGCCGATGCGCGCGGGATTCGAGTACGCCGCCGCCGTGCCGAGTTCGACGCTTGCGGGAAGCGCGCCGGCGCTGATGGTGATAGTGCCGGGGCCGTTGATGATGGCGACGCCGGTGCCTGCCGTAATGGTGTTGGAAACCAAGCCGCCGGTCGCGGTGCTGCCGATCATGATCTGGCCGTTGGTGAAAAGGCCGCCGATCTGATTGGGGTTCAGAAATCCCGCAATTTGCGAGAAATAAGGCTGTGTGCAAACACCAACACCCTGCGGGTTGATCGAATTAACCCACGCGCTCGAACCGCAGTTAGCGCCCCATCCTGCCGTCAGGCCATAGGACACGCCGCCGCGCGTGAATACGCCCTTATCGCCGGTGGAGATATTGACGCTGCCGGATGCGGGGATAGGCCATGCGCTGATCGGTTTGCCGCCGATTTGCGCTTCCTGCGCGAAAGCGCCGCCGGATACCAGCAGGGCGAGGAGCGCGAGGCTGGCTAGGATCTTTTTCATGCGCCCCCTATTGATAGCCGATGACGCCGGAGATGCCGGTGGACGGGGCGGAGGAGCCCGTGGGGGTGGTCGTGGCGGCCGCCGCGAGGCCGTTAAAGAACGTCACGGCGGCGCTGTCGGGCAGGGCGAGAGCCGTCACACTGCTGGAACCCAGCGGGATGACCATCTGCGGGACAGACGTGCCGAGCGCGACGCTCGTGGAGGTGCCGTTGAAAAGCTGGACGTATTCGACGGTGTTGTTGGAGTTGTAGAAATTGTAGCTCGTTATGTTCCGCTGCCCTATGGGCCCAATCTGCACCGGGGAATTGGTCAGGAGGGCATTGCCGCCGGTGGATGTCCCTATCGCCGCGTAGTTCTGGGAATCGATGCCCGCAGCGTGGGCGTCCCACATCCACCCGAGCGACAGGAAGAAAAAGAGAAGGGTTAGGCGCATTGGGCCTCCTACGGGCAGGTAGCTTTCTGATAAAAATTCCCCGCGCTATCCCGGCACACATAACCCGCACCAGCCGTGGTTCCGATCGGCGCGCTCGTTCCGAGACCGACGACCTGAAATACAGATGCAGCCGCAGTCGTACCGATGCCGATATTTCCGGTGGCGAGAAGGCCCCCTGTGATGGCCGGCGCAGTCAGCGTTTTGTTGGTCAGCGTCTGGACGTCAGTACGCCCCACAAGCAAACCGCTGGTCGGGAAAACCTGCGCGACGCCGCCGATCTCGAAGGTCCCGGTGAAGTTGTTGGTCCCGGTCCAGGTATTGGCGGTCGCTGCGTTCGGGATGACCGTGGTGGTGCCCTGACCGTTGATGCCGATGGCGTAAAGATTACCGGTCGCGGTGTCCCAAACGTTGACCGATTCGGTCGCCGGGAGCGTCTCGTAGGTGTCGGCAAAGGCCGCCGGTGCGAGGAGGAGCAGGACGGCGAGCCAGAGGCTGAGGATATTTTTCATGGAATTCTCCTTGGAAGCTGCGCTGATTTTACACGGAACGCGGCTAGGGACAATGATTATTCGGCTCCTTAAAAGTTAATACGGAATCCGTAAGCCCACAGTGCGGCGCCGGAGGCCGACGAGACATAATAAATGTTCGTGCTCTCGAGTTGAAACTCGAACAGGGAACGGCCGGAGATGCTCACCGCCCCGTCGACGCAGGCTGGATAAGGCGGCGTCGTGCCCTCGTTCGTGCCGAAGCCGCTGTTCGGGCCGCAGACCGCGTAGGAAGACATGCCGCCGTTATAGGAGCCCTGATGGTAGCCCTTGAAGGTCGCCGCATTGGGGGGAGTGTAGGGGCTGATCGAGATGGTAATCGGCGTAAGCGCGCCCGTATTGCTCCAGGTGCCTTGCTGGAGTGACGAGACGAGGAGCGGAGTCGTATATTGGAAATCGTCGTCGTGCTGGACGAAGCCGACGATGTGCTTGCTGGCGTCGGTCAGGACCACGCCGATCAGGGTCGCGGTATAGCCGCTCGGCACAGTCGGCGCCGAGAAGCTGGCGGACATGAGGATATTTTGCGCGGCGGTCGCCTGATTATAAATCGCGTAGACCGCGTACCAGGTCGACGCCGCCAGCGAACCGGTGTCGAGGCCGCCGGCGCCGCTGACCGCGGTATTGAGAGTCTGGTTGTAGTTAGAGAGCGGAGTCGTCGCTCCGACGGTCAGATAATTCGCCGTCCAGGTCGCGGTCGTATTGGAGACCGATACGCCCTTGAGGTTCGAGAAGACGCCGGGCTGAACCCCTACCGATTCGGTGCTCCCGAGCGGGAGCCAGAATGCGCCATCCGCGCCGGGCGTGGTGGTGTTGGCGGCGGCGGTCGAATACCAATTCTGGATACCGCTGCCAGCGTTGTAAGAAACAACCGCGCCGAGATTGTAGGAATAGGGATTTACGCCGCCGTTCATCGTCGTCGTGATAAAGGGCGGCGCACCGTTCTGCTGGAGGTACTGGATCGCGGTCGTGATGTCCTTTAGTACCTGATTCGATTGGGCGAGCGGGACAGGGAGGTATGCGGGATTGGTGGGGGCGAGTTCGTAGGGCGTCGTCCAGCCTTGGGCGTAGGAGACGCTGCCGTCGCTGGCTGGCGCGTCGGGTATGGTCGTGACCGTCCCCGATGTGGCCCAGATCGTGTCGAAATAGCCGCTTACTGGGCACATGCTCTTAGCCTCCAAAATTTCCTTGACCGAATCCTAATCTTAGCGGCCCGAAGCCGAAGGAATTGATCGTGCCATCGCGATAGGTACTTTTTACCCCAGCCGGGCGCGCAAGTAAATCGAAGTTATTGAAGAGATATTGTAGCTCGAAGGTTAAAGGAAACAGGAACACGTAAATTTGCGTCATGTCGTGATTGTCGACGAGGAAAACCTTCCCGTATGCAGAGAAGACATAATTCATGAAGCGGTTGATCTCCGGCACCGTCCCGGACGAGCAGAGTTGAAAGTAGCGGAGCAAAAGAGCGATTCGCTGAGTCGTGGCCGAGAAGTTAACCGTGACGCCGTTGAGGTTGCCAAAATTGGAATTCCCAAAATTACCATTGTCCGGGCCGAATCCGAACGATAGGACGCCCGATGGAGTCGCCCCTTCATTCACGAACAGCGGGAGATCAAGGATTATGCTCCACACGTCGAGACCAAACTCGTTGGCGGTCATGAGCGTAAAGACGTTGGCGATCCAGTCGTTCCAGAAATCCTCGTAGTTCGCGTCGAGCCAGGTCTGCTTCGAGTTGACGAGCGACTGGAGGTTCGGCGCGTTGTTGTACTGCCAAAGAATCGCGCGCGTGACGTTAATGCCGAGATGGAGCTTTTGGATATCGGCATTCGATGTGACGATATCGCCAGCAATCCCGATGCCGTCCTCGCCGGTAATGATCGTGCCGTCCTCGCCGGCTATAAGCACCGGGACGGCCATTAAACGTTCACCGTAATTCCGCCTGCAATAACATAGGCTTGCTGATTGAGGCCTATAGCGATGGGCGTGCTCGCGTAACTGGGCGATTCGCTGTTGATCGCGATCTCGACCGAGGAGACGTAACACCCCGGGTTCTCGATGGCGATGGCGCCGGCGATCTCGAACGGCGAGACCGGTTGCCCCACCCGAAAGCCCTGAAGCACCGAGGTATTGCCCGCCGGGTCGGTGACCGTCCCGGCCTGATAGTCCAGAATCGCCTGTACGACCTGATCTGTCGTAGCACCGGTAACCACGACCTCGATCAGAATCTCAAGCTCGGTGGGCGTGTCGTAGAGGACGGTGTACGACTGCCCGGACGCCGGCTCGATCACTGGCGTCGCGACGGCACCGTTCCACGCGCAACCGCTCGACTTGTTCTCGAGCAGCGCGGCGGCGACGTCGGTCGCGGTGCCGCCAGCGACGCAGGCGTAGACTGAGCTCGCAATCAGCGAGATGCCCTGATTCGAGCCGAGGATGCTCGTCCCCGAGGTATAGCCGGGATAGCGCGTCCATGTGCTCGACTCGGCGGAATAAAGCCCGTTCTGCGACGCAGTCGTCTGGTTCTTCACGAGAATGATATTTCCCGCAGATAGGCCCGATCCCCAATCGCCGCCGCCCTGTGTGCCGAGGCCCGAGAGCGTGATATTCGCCGTCGTAGTAAACGCCGCGACGGGCCAAGGATTCGGAACCGGCAGAACCTGGTCGCTCTCGGCGAAGGCGACCGAGTCGGTGCCGATCACGATCGCCCCGTTCGTTCCGGTGCCGGAAGTCGTCGTCATGCCCCAGATCGTGCCGGACAGCGTCGTGCCGCCCGTGACCGAGATCAGCATCCCCTGAGGCACCGAATTGTAGTTTTCGAGGAACGAGAGGCTCGGGACCCCGGGCACCGCATAGAGCGCCGAGGTGATGGCTTCCGCGAGCGAGAGGCCTTGGAAGGCGAGGGTATTTTTGCGGTAGGCGCGGAACGCCTGGTCGCTCTGGGTCGTCGAGCCGAGCGTCGTGACGCTGGCGGGCGAGCCGCCCGTGTTGTTGGTGACGCTCTCCCACCCGAGGATCGCGGTGACGATCTCGTTGAGCGCGCCGTTCGCGCAGGGGATAGGCCCGTAGGCAACGGACTGGAACGTCGCGTAGACCGTGCCCCCGGACGGTATGGTGGTCGTCTGGGTGAGCTGGAAGAGGTCGCCCGCCTCGGTCTGGGCTTGGGCGCCGACGGGAAGGACGGTGCCAGCAACCCCGGCAATCGTGACGTTGGTGACGGCCGTCGGCTGCTGCACCTGCCGCTGGATGCCGGTCAGTTGCCCGATGGCGTCGAGGAAGACCCCGCCGGCGATGTTCGGGTTGATCTGATTCGCGAGCGCTGCGTTGTTATTGAGCATGGTATTCAGCGAAATCGTCTCGGTCGTCATGATGACCCCTTGCGGCGTGGCCGGATCGATCACGAGGTCGGCACCCAAGGCTTGAATCCACCAGCTCTGCACGGTCGCGAGAGTCGAGGACGTGTCGGCGATGATTACGCCTTGGGGCGATAGGTATGCGTAACTCGCGGACGTCATAGCGGGAACTCCTGCGCAAGGGTAAAGGCTTCGCCAAATTGATTCTGTATAACCGCGCTGTAGGAGAGCGTACCGCCGTTAAGCGTGGTTGTCAGGCTTTCGATCTGGATGACCCCCGGAACGGAGAGGATCGCCGCGCGGAGGTATGCCTCGAAGACCGGGATATTCGGCACGCCGACGAAGACAGCCTGGAAGAATGGGATGCCGTTGTTGATCGAGAAGACCTCCTCGCCGAGCGACGCGCGGGAGACGTTCTCGCAGGCCTGCTTCACCGCGGCCTGCTGAGTGGCCCACGCAAGATTTCCATTGGCATCGACGTAAATGTCGTTGTTCGATGCATTCGTAAGCGCCGTCTGGGTCATTTATGTTCCCCCGTTGGGCGGCCCGGTGTCGCCCCCACCGGTCATAACGCCCGGATGCGTATGATTTAACATATCGACGCCCGTTCCGCCAGAACCGGAGGTGATGTTGCCGTCGGCCTGGATGGTGCCGGTCACGACCAGATTGCCGTTGATGGTCGTGGTGGTGCAGTCGAGATTTATGACCGGCGCGTCGATGATGACGGTCGGCGCGGTGACCTTGACCTGGTCGGCCCAGATCGCGACCCGGACGGTGCCGGCGAGGTTTTGCAGGACGACGTTGGCCGCATCCTCGGATTGGATCGTAAAGCCCGTAAGGATCGAGGGGATGAAGATCGCGTCCTCGAAGCTGTGCATCCGGCCGGAGGCGGGCGAGATGATCCGCCAGACCTGTTTGAAGAGCGAGATGTCCCGGTCGTTGGACTTGAGGAATCCAATATCGCCAGGGTTAATAGGGAAATTGAGGACGAAGCCGCCGCCTCCGAGTTGGAGCACAGGGACGGACGCAATGGGTGCGCGCTGCTGGACGGTATTGAGCGTCGTGACGACGTTGATCATCGGCTGCACGGACGCGAAGTTGGTCGCGCGGTCATACGCGATCACCTGCGCGGGTAGCATGTCGTCGATATTGCCCTGCAAGAACTTATTGAGCGCGAGCCGGAAGACGCCGTAGAGCCGACCGTCGACCGACGGGTTGCGGGACGGTTGCCCGGATGGGGGGAGGTTCGAGGTATCGCTCATCCGGTCGCTCCAAAGCCAACGGCGAGTCCAGCCGGTTTCGCCCAGATATTCCAGTACCACGGCGCTTCCCAGGTCGCGATATCGAAGCCGAGCTTGAAGATCGTGAAGACGCCATTTGCCGCCGGGTTCATGGTGCTTTGTACCTGGATCAGGTCGCCGGCACGGAGTTCGCTATTGATCAGCATCTTCACGCTCAGGCCAAAGGTATCGGTCTCGGGGACGCCGATCATCCCCGTCTCGGAGTTGACAAGGAGCGGAGAGTTGTTGCGGGCCGGAGGGGGAGCTGCGGGGGTGGGGCCGCCAGAGAGGACGACGAGGACTCCGTTGTCAGGGAAAGCCCAGACGTTGCCGAGAGCCTTGAGTTTGTCGATCAGCTTTGCCACGGCACCAGTGAACGAGAAGTTGCCGACCTGAAAGTCCGTCCCCTTGAACTGGAGGGTAAGGTGGTTGAGGGTCGCGACCTCCTGGGCGATGACGGAGAGCGAGGACATCGGGCCCATGTTGAGGGCGCCGATATTGCCGAGCCAGTACTGGTTCGCGAGGCTCTGGAATGTTAACCCGATATCCGGCGGCTGCGACGGATTTGCGGCGGCGGCCTGCCCCGCGAAGAGCAGGAAAGTTCCGGTAGAAGCACGTCCTACCTCAAGCTGGATGTTGGCAAATAGACGCGGTGCCGGGGGGGGCTGCCATGGGACGCACTTCTTGACGAGGAAGTCGCGCGTCGACTTGGCGATATTGTCGATACGAATCGCGCACTCGCCGAGCATCCCGTCGGTGTATTTCGTGCCGCTCGAGCGAATATAGTAATTTTGATCCCACGTAAATACCTGGTCTTCGACCGAGACGGTGAATTGTAGGAGCCTTGAATCAAAAGCCTCGCTCATGCGTCACCCGGCAACATAACCAACGGGCGAGAGCCTCAAGGGCAGCCCGCCGACGGGATCGAAGGATTGCGCCGTCACCGTCGGGACGTAGCGCGACGCGGCGACCGGCGGCGTGCGGAAGGCCGCGAGCTCGGCGGCCGAGAAGTAGAGCAACGACTGCGTGAGGTTGAACTGCTCGTAGTTCGGAAGCTGGTTATTTGCCGTCAGGAACATGAAGTTGCCGTCGCCGTCCTCTAGGTACTGGGACGGGATCAGGGGCTGGCAGGCGACCGCACGTAGATTCTCGACGACCAGCGTCCCGTCGAGCGAGACGGAGACGCTCATGACCCCGCCGGTCGCGCGGATCGAGAAGTTATAGTCATTGTTGCCGAGGGTGATCGAAAACGCCTGGCTCGGGATTGCTTGGATAGGTACGCCTATCGGCATTTGGGCTATCCTTGCGTAAGAGGAAAATCGAAGCAGCGTAGCTGCCCCTGATACCAGCAAGCAACCGCGCGCACCGGGCGGGCCAAGCCGTCCTGATCCGGGATGGCATACTTGCTTTTCGGAACTGGTACCCAGTCATCCGGCGCGCCGCTATCGGGGCCGAAAGTTTTCTTGTCGATAAAGACCTCCATCGTGCCGCCGTTGTTGCGCGTATCGACCTCGCGGCAATCCGCCTCGGTGCAGGAGTAACCCGTCCATGTATTGCCGGGCGTCGGTAACCTGAGGCTCTTGAAGTACGGCGCAAAAGCGGGATTGGCGCCATCCGGGGGCGCTGCTTTGGTCACGGTGACGGAGATCGCCAACGCTATAGCGCCAATCTTGAAAGCCCGGAATATCTGTCGGGCCTTCCTCAATTCCCCGATCTGATCTTGCACGACCCGGAAGCCGGTGGACAGGCCGTGCGCGGTCGTGAGCCGGTCGGCGATGCGCCACTGGTAGGCGTTTTGCTTCTCGATCAGGAGGATGGATTCCGGGTGCCGTTTCATTGGTTGAACCCCGCGCCGATGGTTTGTTGGGAGACCATGCTCTGTACGCCAGATATCTCTGGGGCTGAAGTCGAGAATGGCGACGACGAAGCAGGAAGCGCCGACGTGCCGCCGATGGTCTGGACGCCGTTGAGCGTGTAGGCGGGCTGCTGCGGCGGGATGCTGCTCAGGTCTAAAGTGCCGTCCGGATTGGTAGCGTAATTCACGGTATAGGCGTTTTGGTTGCCGAGGTTCTGCGTGTTAGCCTGCGTCGGGTCGGCCGGCGCGTAGCTGGTAACCGACGTGACGACCTGAACCTGCCGGAAGCGGATCGTCATGGGCAGCGCGTCGTATTTCTCGGGCGTCTCTTCGTGAGGTATCTCCGCGATGATCATATTCGGATAACTCGACGCCTTGGTCTGGACGGTGAGGAGTTCCGATTGCTGCCAGAGCTGCCATATCTCGGCATACAGATCGCGCGAGAATGGGGAAGGGAGGATCAGCTCCATCTGAAGTTCGACGGGAAGGATGACCTTGTAGTCCGAGACGATTTGCCCGGTCTCGAGCGGATGATCCATGAGGCGGGCGGAGGGCCTTGGAAAGGCGCGGACGGGGCGCGCCTCCGCAAACACTTGATTGAAGCTGTCATCGAACACGCCAACGATATCGAGCGGCGAACCGAAGGGGAGGATCGTGGGCATTAGTAGAGCACCCCGTCGTCCATTGAGCCGATCGTCTGCGAATATTCCTTCTGCATTGAGCCGTTGAAGTCGCGCGCGATCCCACCGGCATCGGTCGCTTGGGTATTGATCGTGACGCTGCCAATAGAGAGGGCGTTGCTGCTCGAACTAGTCGTGCTGTTGATAGGCGATTGATTTGCTTCGCCGACGGCGCCCGCAGCCACGGCGGCCATGAGTCTGGAATCGGAAGCCCATGGAGCAAGTCCCTGCTGACTGTAAATAAGGGATGCAACCCTCGTTTGCACGTCAAATGGGGCTGACATTGCCGTGGGGTACTGGCTTAAATCCACTCCGGCCTGCGGGGCAAACTGGCGCCATGTTCCATTGAGGATTTGGTAATAGCCGCTGGCCGTGGAGGCTGGAGTTCCTCCGGGCCCGCTCGCGTTTGGGACGTTCCTGTTGCCGCTTTCATACTGGGATATCAGGGAAAGGGTGCTGGATGCGGAACCGGAGCCCGTGGGAGCCCCAAGGGTCGATTTTGGGGTCGTGGGGGACGCCTGATCATAGGCTCCGCCAGAAAGTTTCTCCCCGACCCATCCCGCGCCCTTGAGGAGGCCTTGTATGAAGGGGACATTAACGATAGCCCCTGCGATGTCCAGGATCGCGGCCAGCGTATTGGCCGTCATTTCAAGGACGGTAAGGAAAACCTTCGCGGCGGGGATTGCTTTCGTAAAGGTGCTCTGGAACTCCGTACCAATATTCGCCCATTGATTCTTGATGTCGACGCTCGCCTTCGCCGTGCGCTCATTTACCGCGACTAGTTTTTCCTGTTGGGCGAGGATCTGAGTAACCTTCTGGTATCCCTGATCGAGCAGGAGTACTTCCCCGGGCGTCAAGCCAAGCTGCGTCGCGCGCTGGAGGCGCTGGCTGTCCGTCAACCCCTCCCATGCCTTAGCGAGCGTCAGGAAGTCCCGCGTGACAAACTTGATCCGGTCGTTGACGCCGAGCGCCGCGTACTGCTCGTTGAGCTTCGAGATGTAGCCGAGGAACTCGCCTGCAGAGCCGCCCGCCTGCTGCACGGCCTTGTCCCATACGGCTAACTCATGGGCGCTGATCCCGGTAAGTTTCGAGGTCTTTTGCAACTCGAAATTATAGTCAATCACCCCGACGACGCCGTCCTTGATCTTCTTGAGCACCTCGACGGCACCTGTAAAGATACCGAGCCCGGCAGCGACCTGCCCGGCCATCGAGTAGAACGATGTCCCGAGCTTGTCGGTCTGGTCGGTGGTGTCGCGGAGGTCTTTGATGTGATCGGTGCGGAGCTTCCGGAGGGCCTTGAGCTGGTTCTGCTCGGACTCTGTACGTTTGTTGCCCTTCTCGGCGAGACCCGCAATCGCCTTGTCGAGGGCGTCGATGTCCGCGCGCGCCTGCTTGGCGTCGGTGCCGTATTTGATGAAGAACTCTTCGACGATATTCATTTGCGCGGCCTCGCGAGCCACTGATTATACCTATCGACCGCAATGCACTCCCAGATAAAAAAAGCGTCTTCTAGTCCATAGCAGGTTTGGAGTTCTCGGAGAGTGGCTTTTCCGGCTGAAACAATGGCCGAAATGAATCCGTTATTATTCGGGTAACCAATGCTTTTACCATCACCCGTGATCTGTCCCAGAAATCGGAGAGGTCGTCGCTCAAAAAAAAACCCCAGTTGTACTCGGCCATCTTCCGCTGCAGCGCCATGTAGGTCTTGAAGTCGGTGTGGTTGTCGATCAGCGCCTGGGTGACGAGGCGGAGCGGCTCCTTGCCCTTCTCCTTCGGCGGGACGGCGACGTAGGACATCATCTTGAAGGCCATGGCCTCGGTGAGCTTGTAGCTGTCGCCCGGCAGCAGCCCTTTGCCGTACTGGACGACGATCTCCATCGAGGCGGTCGCGGGGATGATCGAGAGGATATACGCGTGCTCGACCCCGTCCTGGCCGACGGCCGTGAACTCCTTCGGCTTGATCAGGGGGATGCTGTCCGACACGTTACGAGCTCAATACTTGCTCGAACGCAAAAGCGTAGACCTTGGTCTTGAGGCGCTGCGAGCCGGCGATCGACTTGCCGAATGGCGCGTTGGTCAGGCGCCCGTTGGTCAGAGTCACCACGCTACCATCGGGGTAAACGACCGTGGCCTGGAACAGGTCGCCCACGGCCGGCTTGCCGATGGAGGGGCGGTTGGCCTCGGAGAGAAGCTGGAGGTTCTGGTCGTCGTCCGAACCTGGGATCACGGCCAAGACCATCGGGGCCGGGACGGCGCGCGCCCAGGTGATCAGGTCGCCATTCAGGCCCATCGCCTTGTCGGCGATATCGATCGACGCAAGATCGAGCGGATCGGTGTCGTCCGCGAACTGCGTGATCGTGATGCCCGTCGGGAAGGTGAAGCTCGCTGTGAGCCTGACCTTGGTGCTAAAACCAGAAATATCCTGCGGCATTGCTTATCTCCTAGACCAGGACGTCGTTGCCCTGGATGAATCTTATGACGTTGTCCTGCGCATAAACGAGCGTGTAATTCGCGAAGTATTTTGTGACCCCGTCGACGACCTCGGGGACGATGACGCAGGTGACCCAATATCCCCCCGTCTGAACCTTCGCCGCGGCGGTCGGGCTGTTGGTGATCTGCTGGATGTAGAGCTGCTCGTCGACGTCGAACGGATTGGCGAGGCCGCGAATGACGATCGTGCCGTTCGAGAGCGCCTGCTGGATCACACCGCCGAGGATGGCGAGGATCTGAGAGACGCCCTCCGCGTCGGCGGAGACCTCTGCCAAAGAGAGCAATAGCGTAAGCAGGGCCGCGGCCGAGGCGTCTTTGAGCCACATTTCGTTCGCATAGGTGTTCTGATCGGTGGGCAGAGAGGTCGGGCCGGTCAGGACTCCGGTCTGGTAGAAATTGATGAGGTCGCCGGCACTCTGGGTCTGCCCGTAGTAATTGACGCCGAGATTGTCGTAGGTCGCCTTGTCGTTCGCGTCGGCCACGGACGGCGTGGACGGGAAGTTGGTCTGGAACATGTAGTTCTGAACCGAGTTCGCGTCGTTGTAGTTGGTCGCGGCGAGCACGGCCATCGGGATCATCTCGGGATAATCGTCGGCGAGCGGGGAAAGCGTCATTGCCATGCCGCCGTAGACGGAGATCGCGGCCTCGATAGTCGCGGCGTTGGCTGCCGTCACCGGTACCATGCCCATGTAAAGCACGTTCTGGGAGTTGACCCATTCCGCGAATTGCGTGATCTGGCTCGTGTTGAGCGCGGGCAAGAAAAGCAGCGAGCCGAAGTTGTTGCTCGCGTTGGCCGTGTTGTTGAGGGTCGTTGTGATTGTCTCGACCGCCGAGCCCTGAGCGATGATCGCCGTGGCGCTGAGAAGGCCGAGGAGCGGGCCGAGGTCGGTTCCCGACGCCGCGGCCGCGATCCCGATAGCCTCGGCGCCGGTGACGCCGCCCGTCAGGACAAATTGCGGGAGACCCCCCTGAGTGGGGGCGGCGACGTAGGACACGACCGCCGATGTCCAATCGGTACCTCCGGCGCTGTAGGCCTGAATGGCGGTCGTGATATCTGTGGCGACCGCAGCCAGGCTACCGGCGGCGGAGAGGTTGATTCCTGTCAGTTCGTGGGTCGTCTCGCCGATAGTCAGGTTGAGGTGACCCGACGTGACTGCTGTGAGGGTCGCGAGCGTAAATGTCTGTTGCGCGCCGAAGATATAGCCCGGCACGGCCGTATCGACCCAGCGGCCGAAACTGATGCCCGGGGCCTGCTGGACGTCCTTCGAGACCCACGAGCCGTAGTATTCGGCCCGAAGGTACTCGTTGGAGCCGGAGCCGAAGTAATCCTCGACCTGTTGCAGCCAGTCGCCGCCCGAGAAGGTCTTCTGCGTCTGCGGGGGCACGAGGATGTTGTCCGTCATCAGCCGGGCGATAAGCTGCCGTACCGGGACGGCGGTCGCGGCGCCTTCGCCGGAGGTGATATTGACGTAGGCTGTCTGTGGGATCGCCATGGGCTATTCCTCGGCTGTGGCTTTGGCGGTCAAGGAAAGCGCGTTATACGCGATGCGGCCGGGAACAATCGCCTTCTGGCCGTATTTCTTGGTATTTCCCTCTTCCCAACGCTCGATCTGAGCGCCGCCTATGGCCGCGCGCTTGGCCCTGCTGGTCGCGGCGACGCGGAGCTTTAGCTTGGCCGCGAAGTCGCGCGGCGTGAAGCCGAGGGACGTCCTGAGCTGCTTGAGTTCGGCACCCGTCATGCGGGGATAGGGCTGGCCGTCCGGTGCCAGAGGGCGCGTGTGGAGCGAGCGCTGCTGCGGCGACATCGCGGCGAATTGCGCTTTGGTGGGGCGGCTGTCTTGGCTGATCATGCGGCGGTAGCTCGATAAAGCCTCGGGGACGGCGACCAAATTTACCACAATGACCGGCTAACACAACCGATTGTTTCAGACCGAATATATATCGAGATTCTCCCCGGAGAGGATCGCCGGCGAAGACACGATGATCTGCTTGTGCGTCAAGACGAAATCGAACGACGGGCTGAACTCGTATCGCTGCCGATCATCGCTGAACGGGACGTTGCGCACGGCCCCGATCTTGAGGACGCCAACGCCTTGCGCTTCGAGCGCAGCTACGGTCGCCTGACTCTGCATGATCCACGCCGCATAATTCGCGATATCGGAGGCGGTCAGCTGATTCGGGTTCGACGGGTCTTGCGTCGACAGCGCGCTGATCTGAAAGGTCGACTCGTACTGCTGGAGTTCAGTACGGGTTTCCGCGGCAACCGTCGTCATCGACTCGGAGCCGACGGTAAGGCTCTGGTTGAGCGTGTATTTCCCCGTCCCGCCCGTGCCGGTGCCGAGCGCCTGCACAACCACGCCGGTCGGTATCCCGGCGCCGACCAGCGCCTGCCCGACCTCGATCATCCCGCTCGCGAACCCCGTCACCGTCAAGACATTCCCGGCCACGCTGCCGGTGAAGGACGCGGCGCCGGAACTCCACTGGGAGGCCATTTGTGGGGTGCCGCGCCGGTAGTCCCCGACCTTGTAGACGAAGAGCGTCGGGCCCGAGGGGGTGCCGATCTGCGTCGGCAGGTAATTCTGGCGGATACCCACGGTGCTGGCGAGTTGCAGCTGCGTCAGCCCCGCCGTGAGGACGGTGTTGAGGAGGGCGAAGAGGGCATTGTCCAGCATTTTAGCTCGGCACCTTCACGGCCAGAATCTCCACCCAGTTGTCGATGTAGTACCACGCCGTTTTCGATATGCCCTGAAACAAGTCAGGGCCGATCTGGAACTGATCGCTGGCGATGTCGCGCTGCACCCCGAACACGTTATTGGAGGTGAAAATCTTGACGTAGGATCGATTCATATCCAGCCCCAGCAATTCCATGAGCTGTTGCGAGACGGGCTGAACGCTGGCCTGAATCGACACGGGTGCCCCGTATGTCGGCGCCACCATGAGATTCGCGCCGGTGGTCTCGCCGGTGTGCGGGAGCCAGCTGATCGTCTTCGCCGCGATCAGCGAGAGGGCTTGGTTCAGGATATTGCCGCCGGGGATCATGCGTTATCGACCCTATGGTTGATCTCGGAGTTTATGACGTCCCCGTACATCTTGCCAGAGTCGATGAGCGGTTTATCCAAAAGTCCCAAGGTCTTTTTATCTGCCCGTCGCCGTAGCCGCGCGGCGATAGTCGCCGGCTTGAGCGGCGGGGATTGCACGAGGGTGATGCTCCGCGCGATATCTGCGGCTATACGCAGGCCGATGCCATCGTAGACCTGCTCGGGAGTCAGCGAACCCCTGAGAATCGCGCGCGCGCCGCTCGCCATGTAGGTTAGCCACTGTTGCTGCTCGCGCAGGATGGTCGGACGCATGAAGGGGCGCGGTGGAATGACGATGGTGTAGTCGCCGGCCTTCGAGCCGAAGCGCGAGATATGCGCGCCGTACTCCTGGATTACGGCCACGGCGGCGACTGGCATGCCTGATTCGTAACGACTCGATGCGAACCATCCGGCTTTTGCTACTTTTCCTTCGAGTGCTTTAAGCCGCGATGCTACGACCGTGAGGGAAAGAGACGTCTTTCGGGAGATATCGACCATTCTTGCCTCGGGTGCCTTGGTAGGTGGAAGCCTTCTTCGCTGCCCTCATTCTGGCACATGTTTCCACAGAATGCTTGCGGCCAGACATTGGGTTGTTGCTTCCGGCCATATTGGCGTGGGATTGACTCATTTTCGCGCGTGATTCTTGAGAATGACGGTCGGTACCATTCTTGCGACGAGCGGCCCATACTTTGCGAGCTATCTCTGGGTCTCTTTTTCGACCAAGCAGAATTTTCCCATACTGATTGCCCATCATTTTCTCCGATTTTTTTGCTCTTACCGCAGGAGTAGAATTGCGTCTAGCTGCATGTTGAGGGGATTGTTTCCTTCCCCGTAATTTCTCGCCATATTTATTGCCTATCATCAATTTATGTTTTTCTTTCGCATGGGCTTTTTGAAGCCATTCGTAGTTGCGCGCCCCATGTTTGCCATCTACTGACATGCGGAAGGCCGCAACGATGAGTTTCCCGCCGTGAATCTTCGCCAGCAGCAGGTGCGCGACGAAGTGCTGGCGCGCGGAGAGGCGGACGATATTTTCAGGCGCGTCGCCGCCGCCGAGGCAGCGCGGGACAATATGATGCTTTTCGGTGTAGCCCTGCGGCGGATTGGCGCGGGCCGCGGCGACCAGTGAGTCATATATTGCGCAGTAATTCATAGCCATAGGCTACGCCAGTATTCACGAATATGGAAGTGCTACCACCTGAACCCGACCCGGCCGGGGCCGCCCGGCACTGAGAATCCGCCGACGGACTGGGCCTGGAGGATGGCGAGGAGCTGCTTGCCGTACTCCGTCCCGGAGAGCCAGAGCTGCCACTGATTCGGGAACTGGAATTGCTGGAGTTCCACGCTGATCTTGTCGATGGACGCGCCGACCACGACCCCCGAGGTCTGGCCCTGGGCGATCTGCTGGCCGATCTGGGCGAGGTGGGCGGTAACGAGGTAGAGGCACGTCAGCGTCGCGCAGGCGCGGGCGAGGGGGGCGAAATTCGAGTTGGCGATGATCAGGCCAGCAGTATTGAAATACAGCTGCAAGACCGATTCTGGATACGTCGTCGAGTTGGCGAAGGCAGGGAACATCGCCCGGAACTGCGCGTCGTTGTAGGAAAACGCTGGTGAGGGGTAGGCCATCTTAGCCTATGGCTTTTTTCAACACCCGGACGGCGGTGGTGATGAATTTCTCCTCGCCCTGCTCTTCGGGGTCGGGCGCGTTGAACGCCGGCGAATCGGGCGTGAGGGGGGCGCTCCCGTCCCGCTTCTCCAGATCGCGCGCCACCTTTTCGGGGCTCTCCTTCGAGGTCGTGACGGTGATGAAGCCCTTGTCCATGTGCTTTTTGAACATCGGGCAGCCGTTGAGGTAGTCCATCTGCTCCTCGCTGACCTCGGTCGCTATGCCGCTCGGCGTGTGCCGGCCGTATCTAGAGTCGGGGAAGGTCGCGACGTTAGCGCCGCCCCTGATCGTCACCGGCGTACCGATGATCTCGGGGCTCATGTGCGGATCGGCGGGGCGCGACCACTGGTGGTATTTGCGGGATTGGGTGAGGGTCGAATGTACGAAATAACGCATTTTGGTGTCCTTTCAGAGATGGCTCTCCGCCAGATGTTTCACGTGAAACAATTAGCGGCGCCTGCGTTGTTAACTTAGGGGAATTACGACAGACCCTCCCAAACTGTTACGGCCAGCGGGCGTTTCAACATAACTCCTGCTGTGGCGAGGGCAAAACCTTCCTGCCAGCCCTTGACGAGCTTCTGCACGCCAAGGATGCGGAACTTCTGCGGGCAGACATTGGCCCAGACGCGGCCGTCGTCGGTGGAGAGGTCTTGCACGCGCTCGGCGTAGAGGTACGCCTGACCGTCGCCGACCGAGTTGCCGCCAGCCGTGTTGAGCTGGAGGGCCTGATCGACGCGGCACAGCGGATAGGTGTCCGAGAGCCACTTCCTGACCGAGACGCCCGCGAAGTCCGTGGTGCGCGCGAGGTAGGTGATCGCGTTTTGCGGCAGCGCCAGAACGGTTGGGACTTGCATCGGATCCACGACGCCCTTGGTCTGCGTGAGCACCTGGTTGAACATCAGGAGCAAATCCTGGATGATCTCGAGGTACGTCTTCTTCTGCCACAGGGCCGAGGCCGCAGCGCCATTCGGGAAGTTGTTGACCGGGAGGAGACCCGGATCGTTCAGCATGCCGTAGGTGTTGTTGACGCCGCTGTTGTAGCCGTTGAAGACAATCAGGTTGCGGCTGATCTCGAGATTGAGACCGCAGAACTCGCGCTTGGCCTGTGATGCATTTATACGCACCGCCGCACTGCGCTCTTCCTCCAGGATACCGACGCGCATGCCGAGTTCCAGACGGACTACGGTGCGGTACGGATAATTGGGGTTGTAATCGGCCAGCGGGATGTTGCTGTCGTCGGCATAGAGCCGCGGGTAGCCGGCACCATCGAGGTACGGCTGCACGATCTGCTCGTCCCAGAACTCGCCTTGCGTCTGCATACCGAGGAGGCGGTCGCCTGCGCGATCGGCGGTCATGGCGTAGACCTGGCCGGGCATCCAGAACTGCAAGAACTGGATCAGGCCGGGAATGCTGGGGGTCGATACGAGGCCCGGGAGAGCGTCCATCGCGGAACGGTCGGCACCATACATCTGAGCCATATCCCGCAATGCGCCAGGTTCGGCGCCGAAGCCGAGCTTTTTCATCACCTCTTGGAGGTGATCCCTAGTGTAGCTGGGCTCGATACGACCGACGCCCCGGGCGATATCGCTACCGTCGATGGCGAAGTGAACCGGAGAGGCTTTATTGGAAGATACTTGCGGCATTGGTTTCCCCTTACGCGCTGGTCAGTGAAATAACGCCGAGGCCACCGTTACCCGCCGGCTGGAAGAGGATGACCTCCGCCCGGGGGATGTTGACGAGGGCATCGGAAGTGACGGCAGTAGTGCTGAGCAGACTCGCCGGTGCGGGCGAGATCGTGTAGTTACCCGTACCGCCAGCTGCCGGAACTGCCGTGACTACGGCGTTTGCCGGGATGCCGGTGCCGTAGACCGGCGAGCCGACCGAGAGCTGACCCGAGGTTACCGTCCCGATGGCCATGACGCCCGCCGTGGTGATGCTGGTCGCCGAACCGGAGAAGGCCGGAGGCGGCAACGAGTTCGCGGTAGCCGTTACGCTGGAGAGTTTGCCACCGTTTACGTTCCAATCGGTGTAATACGTGCCCGTGCCGCCCACGCCGCTGTCGAGCCCGGTGATGGTAAAGGCGCCGGAGCCGGGGACGTTGAACTGCATCCCCACCTGCACCCATCCGGAATTGACGGTGGCGACGGTGAATACGCCGGTCGAGCCCGCCATGGAACCGACCACGCTGGTGGTCTTGCCGTAGGTCGCGAGTTGTCCGGTCGTCGGATCATAAGCGACCTGATCGCCGACGTTCGCCGGGCCGGGGAGAGAGACCCAGAGGTGGCCCATCGTGGTGAGCTGCGCCGGAACGTCATTCGGCAGGGTGAAGGAGGGGATGAGCGCGCCGGTGGAAGTGCCGAGTTGCGCGTAGAGCTTGGAGTTCGAGAGGACGCCAACGAACGTGCCGGTGCCCCCAGCTGCCGCTACGCCACAAGCATCGCCAGCCCCAGCGTCAGCCGAGGTCGCCGTATAGGCGGTCGCGCCGATGATATTGTATGCGGCAGACGCCGAAACTAGTTCCCATACTGCCGAGCGTTCGGGGCTGTCGTCGTAGAGCGCGCCGGGAACGCCAGCGGCGTATTGAACGTTGATTACGGTTTGGAAAGAAGCGCCGGCCATTGGTTATCCCCTTGTGGTTAAGCGATTAAGCCGCCCTTTTCTTGGCGATGTGTTGTTCCAGAGAATCGACGTTCGCGCCGCGCGCGTCGAGCGCAAAGCCAACTTCGTCTTGCGGAGCCTCGCGGCCGTGGAAGAATCCGTCCAGTGCGATCTGCTCCTGGCCCTTCTCGACCTTGAGGCCAATCTTGGCGACGGCCGCTTCGCGGAGAGCTTGCGGCGTCATGGCGTCGGCGCCGTCGATGGCGAAGCCGAAGGTTGTGAGCTGGGATGTGAGGGTCTCGCGGGTCTTGGCGTCCATCGCGGCGGTATGAGCAGCGGCCACGCCCTTGAGCGAGTTGAGTTCCGCCTGCACGGGAGCGAGGGCGGCGTCAACCGCAGTCTTGATCGCGGCGTCCATGCCCTTCTTGTCTTCGGCCTTTTTCTTTGCCTCTTCCTCGGCGTCCTTGGCGGCCTTATCGGCGGCCTTCTTTTTCTCTTCCTCTGATTCGTCGTTGGCGCCGGTCTCTTCCTCTTCTTCCATGTCGTGGACGCGCTTATCGAGGGCCTTGAGCGCGTCGCCCATTTCCTTGAGGCTGTCGCCGACTTTCTTCATTTCGCCCATCATGGCGTCCATGGCTTTGTCGTCTTTGTCTTTATCCGGCATGGTGATGTCCCTCGCGTCGACAGTGAAAGTCAGGTGGTCTAAAACCGCTACTTCGGGGCCCATCCGACCTTCCGGCACGGACGCCAGATGGTTGCCTCGAATGTGATACTGGATGGCATCATACGGGATTCCATTCCAAACGCCAGTAGAAATTTTATATTTGCAGCCATAGCCGAGGGAGAGTTGCCGAGCCTCGTTGGAATCGACGAGCTCTTGAAGGTCGGCAGAAAATAGTTTGATGTTCGAGTAGAGCGTATCGCCTTCGAAGAAAACATCTTCTCCAGTCACGCCGGACACGCCCTTCTCGTCGGGCGAGACGCGATCCTCACCGGCGCCGAGCAGACGGTTCGGGTGGATATAGACCCACGGCAGCAGCTTGAACGATTCGATGGTGTCGGGATCCGAGAGCTCCTCGGGCGCGCGCAAGACCATGTAGGTCTTGTCGGGATCGAGTGATTCGTCTATCTGCGCGCCTTTGTACGGGAAGACGCCGGCCTTCGAGATCGGATTCTTCCTGATCTCCGGCCACCCATTTGAGTCCGGAATCCTTGCAGAACGGGCGGCTGAAACGCTGGGCATGCACCGATTTTATCACGCCCCTGCGAAAACGCTAGGCATTCCCGGCGGGTTGCGCTGGGGTTATGGTCGTCGCGCCCGGCACCTCGTCGGGCACCTCGATCTCGGTGATCGGGAATGTGTCTTCGGTCACCCCGACTGGCTTGCCGGCCTCGATGGTGATGGTGATCTTTCGGATAACCCGGTCGGTAGGCGGCGTGAGGTTGAGCAGCCCGTAAATATCGTTGACGAGTTTCGGGGTCATTTGGAGGGCGATTTTCTTTTTCATGGCGTGGCCTTTCGCGGGAGAGACGGGGGACTATATCTATTGCTGGACTGCGGTTCTAGCCCATATCTCAAAAGGGTTGTGCGCTGGAGGCTCCCGCTCGATTGTACGGTAAATCTTCTCCATCGCCTCAAGGGCGGTTTGCAGGTTTCCCAAGCGTTCCTTGACAAGCTCGGACTTGATTGCCGAAAGGGTCATTTTGATCGGCCCGGGATGGACGGTCTTGCCCTTGGCGATAAGCTCGTCGATATGGCCCTGCGCGTCGGCGGCCTTGGTGAAAATACCAGCAAGGACGAGTTGTCCCTCCATGACCCAAACGGTCTCGAATTCAGGTTCTAGCATCGCTTCCTCCCTAATCGTCGCGCGGGCGACCCGCGCCAAGCCGGTTTTCTTCCCGAACCAGATTCGCAGCTTGCTCCAGCGTGAGGCCGTTGCGCAATACCCTCCCGCTACCGGAGAGAAAGACCTCGTACTTGCCGTTCGGCTGGCGGCGATAACGGGCGTATTCCGACTCGCTCATGTTCGATCATCGAAATTAATTATTGGCACCATCCGACAACGACAGTTAATTAAATCTCCGGGCTTACCTCTCTGTCCAGTCTTTTCATCAATAATGGGGGGCTTGTCGAGATCGTATATTTTTCCTGACATGGCAATATGTAGTTTTCTTGGTTTTTGCGATCCCGCTGAATGTAGCCATTCGTATTGCTTTATTCCCACCCGCTTCATGCGCGCGAAGTTGAGGTTGGAGAAGGCTTTTCTTGTCTGATCTGCGGCGATGGTCCGCGCGCGCCGGATCGTCACCCCCTCGTACTTGCGCAGGAACGGGACGAGGTCTTGGAGGCCGTTGCCGGTCGTGATCGAGCGCATGACCGCGCCCGAGACCTGCGCGAAGTATTCGCCCGGGATCGACTTGATCAGGCCCACGTTCTCCGCGACCGAGGCCTGCAGGACTTCGCGGACTCCGCCGGTGATAAAGTCCGTCTTGATCGTGAGTCCCCCCGAGATAGCCCCGAGGCTCGTCTGCAGCGACGCCGCGCTCGATTGGGACTCTTGGGCGATCATCCGGGTCGCGACCGGCTTCGAGGCGAGGTCGAAGATGGCCTCAAAGCGCGCGCGCAGGTCTGCCATGACAACCTTTGCTTGCTCCGCGACAGTCGCGTCTTGGGCGAAATATTGCTCTGCGGGCGGTGCCGCAAAGAGCTTGGCGAGCTCCGCGTGCGTCCCCCGGATCATCTCCTCGATCAGGCGCCGGAGCGTCTCGTAATAACGCGCCTCGATAGCTGCGTTCGGGTTGAGCGCGCGGCCCCGCATCCGCTGCGGCCGGGGGCGGTTCGGGATGAAGGGCTTTTGCTTGGCGTAAGAGGGCATCAGTCGCGCAAGAAATCAGGGAGCGGCGGGAGCTGCATATTAATCCCGCGCAAGCCGTGGGTGCAATCGCTCAAGTAATCGAGGACGCCCGCCAGCAGGAAGTAATGGCATGTCTCCGTGGGGATTTCCCCGGCCGGGTCTCTGGCGATGATGTTCATGCTCGGGGAGAAAGTGGGTAGGAGAATATTGCCGTCCCACGTCCAGCGCGCCTTGGTAGCGGGGTTCGGCTTGTCGATCCAAAAGCCGTGCGCGTGCCGGCATGCCGGGCAGTAATGGAGAAGGCCACCGTCAAACTTGCGGAGGAACTGAGAAATTTGCCCCATGCGCAACTTCCCCTGTTAGGATTTCTCCCCCGCCTGCGACTTGTCAGACTTGATGCCGCCGGTCGTGTCTTCCTCGCCGCTCAAGTCCATGGGCTCTGGATCGCGGTCGCCGAGGCCGTTGTAGCCGCTGTCGGGATCTGCCATGAGGCGGTTGCGCTCGTCCACGCCATCGATCGCGCCGGAGTTGACGAGATTGTTGCCGATGCGGCTCTCGATCTCGTTGATCTCGGCCTGTTCCTTGGCGTTGGGCGTATCGACCGGGTTCCAGTTGATCGTCGGCTGCCACCCCTCGGGGATGGACTTGAATTTTGGGCGAATCTCCGAGGCGATCAGGAGCCGGTGGTGCATCTCGATCAGGGGGAGCATGTCGTGCTCCTGCACCGATTCGAGGAATTCATGATAGCTGTCCGCGTCGTAATCGCCCTCCGAGCCAAGCCCACCCTTGGGCGACGTGCCCATGATCTTGGTCGCCGGGCAATCGCCGGCCGCGCAGGCGATATTGTACTGGCACATCGTCATGTCGTCGAAGTCGGTGAGGCTCGTGTCATACTGCTCGAGTTTGTCATTCGTGCCGACGATCTTGACGCCGTAGTTATCCCGCGTGTTGGTGAAGAAGTTGATGCGCTGCAGGAATTCCTGAAAGTTGGCGACGGCTTGGGCAACGTCGAGGTGCAGGACGGTCGTCCGCTTCGTCAACGCGATCTGCGGCCCCTCGTTGGCGGTGCGCTCGGCGGCGTAGACACGCTCGGCGATCTTCTGCGGGATCGGCACGCCGCCGTAGTAGTACGTGGGCTTGAGGATGTCGGGGACGCTGCCGTTGCGGATGATCACGAAGTGCGAGCGGTGGATGCGGATGCCGTTGATCCGCCACCACGTCGGCTCGTAGAAATGGACTGACGCCGGGTTGGCTGCGGCCTCGAGATCCAGCTCGGGTGAAATCCAGTATGGGTCGATCTGGGCCATCCCCTTATAGCTGCCCGGCGTAACTTTCTTGATGTCAAAGGGCTTGAGATAATAACTCGCGTCCTTGTTCTCGATGATCGGAAGCGCCCAGCGAATGCCGAAGATGCGGTTGTAGCGCGCGAACTCGACGCAGTTCTTGCGGAGGCCAAATTGCTTGTCGCCCTTGCGGATCGCCTCAAGGACTTTGGGATCAATCGTCTCGTCGTCGGTGGTAGCGAGCTCGAAGCCATTGCGGATGGCATCGCGGCATGGCGTCGTGCAAATCTTATCGACCAGCCAGTGCTGCGAGAGCACGGCGCAGGTCTGCCACCCCACGAAGCCTTGTGAGGCGTACCACGCGAGCTGCGCAGGCGGGATCAGGTTGACGGTGGGGATTACAGGCTTGAACGAGAGCGGGTTGCCGTCACTCGGCGCGTCCATAGCGAAGCGCCCGAGGCCGGGTGCACGCGGATTGAAGTCTCGTTTGCCGGTGATGGCGACTTCTTTTCCCGCGTGATTGACCGCCTTGAGGGTCTCGGGGAGAACCTGAAAGCTCTTGTTGAGGATCGCGCCCCATGCATCGTCGTCGAGGAAAGCAGGGTCGAAATCGAGATCAGTCGAGAAAAGGCTCGACGTCTTGGGCGCCAGAAGCGCGGGACGGGAGAAGAGGTTGCGGAACCAAGCGAACATCAGGGCTTCCGGGCGAAGGAGAAAAGGCTGCTATAAGGCTCCGCGAGATCAGTGACGCCCCATACTAGCGCATCGATGCGGTCAGGGGAATAACCCATCTCGGTGCGATTGAAGTCCGGAGTGAATTGGCACATCTGATCCTCGAGTTGCGGAAAACAGCCGATGTGGTGAACCTTGCCCTGCTCATAAAGCGCTGCCACCGGTTCCGCACGCGTGACCTTGCCGCGGGAGGCGTGGACGAGCGTCACAGGGAGGGTGGCACGGATCACACGGAGGGTGCGCTCCACCATGTCGCCGCCCTGATTCGACTCGCCGATGACGCGGTCGGCCTTGTGGATATCGAACTGGGCCACCGCCTCGCGCGCCCACTCCTCGGGGCTGTAAACGCCCGAGCGATCGGCGAAGACGTAATAATGGCCGTCCGAGCCCTTGCCGACGACCACGATGCCGGTCTCGTTCGAATTTTCATTGGTCGAGACGGCCGGATCAACGGCAACGACCATGCGCACGAGGCGCAGGCCATCCGGCACCGCCTTGAGCCGGAGTTTCTCGATCTGAGTGCGGTTCCACAGAGCTCCGGGCACCTCGTCAAGAATCTCGGCTAGGAGTTCCTGCCGGCCCATGCGGGTGTTCTCGTAGCGCGTGACGATCTTGTCGTAGAACGCCTTGGCGAGGTTGCGGCGGTTATCGTAGGTCGTGCCGTATGTCGTAACCGTCGCGTCCTCGGCGATAATCGCCTTGAACTGCTTGGTCGCGCGCGGGGTGGTGGTGATAATGGCTTGGGGGTTGGAGCCGAGACGGAGGCCTAGGCTCGCCTGATCCCAAGCCTCGCTATACCTCCACGCACAAAGCTCATCTGCCCACATCTTCATGTGTTGCTTGCCACGAAGGCGGTCAGGCTCCTCGGCGCTGAACAGGAGGCTCTTCGCACCGTTCGGCCAATAGAGCGCCTTGTGTTGCGCCTTATAGACCGGACGCTCCTCGGGCGGGCAGATCGCCATGATCCCGCTCTCGCCCTCGATCATAATCGATCGGACGTCATCGGTGGTGGCGCCGATCAGATTGACATAGGGATAACACTTGACCCACTTCCGGACGGTCTCGGCGCCGGTGCGAGTCTTGCCGAAACCACGGCCGGCGCAGATCAGCCACGTCACCCAATCGCCGGGCGGCAGGGTCTGCGCGGGTCGAGCCCACCATTCCTCCCAATCGTAACGGAGGGCGATGGCCTCCCGGTTCGAGAGACCGGCAATCCTAGCCTTGCGTGTCGGGTACGGCAGGCCCTCGAACCTCTCCGCCGGGGACATCTCCTCCGGGGGCCTTATCGTCGCCAAGGAGCTTGGTTCGGGCCTGGCTTGCGTCTGCGTACTCAATAGCGCCTCCATTGGGGCCGGAGAACTCGTTGCGCTGGATGGGCTTGCCCTCCTCGCGGTCGTAGAAGCTCTCGCGCTCGCCACGCTTGTCGTCGCCCACGATAGCGCCGACCGATTGCATGATCAAAGCCACATCGCGCGGATGCATCTGGAGCAGTTCCTTGCCGGGGGAAAGTTTGCCGCCTGGGTCTCTGTCGAACAGGGCCATGAGCTTCTCGAGGGTGTCGTATTTCTGGTCGAGGTGCTCGATGCGCGCGCGGCGCGTGGCGCGGCCTTTGTGGAGCGCGCCGCTGCCGCCGTCATTGCCCGGGGCGAAGGTGCCGTCTGGGTTGCGATTGGGGTCGTCCGTCATGCCGGAATTAACCTCTTGATTTCTCGATTTCGGCGAAGGTTCGCCCGTCGCCGTCGAGTATAGCGGATTTGCCAACGAAAGTCTGCCAGCGCCGGACGATGACGTCGACATAGGCAGGGCTTATTTCCATCCCGAAGCATTTACGGTTTGTTTGCTCGGCGGCGATCAGGGTCGTGCCGGAGCCGAGGAAGGGATCATAGACCGCATCGCCCTCGGCGGAATTGTTGAGAATGGGGCGGCGCATGCATTCGATGGGCTTTTGTGTGCTGTGGCCGGTTTCTGATTTGCGGTGATCTATTGTCCATAATGTACTTTCATTTCGGCTTCCCTGCCAGTTTCCATTTTCTCTAACTGCATACCAACAGGATTCGTGCTGTCCGTGATAATGACCCCTGCCAATTACAAATTTAGTTTTCCCCCAAACAATTTGCGCTCGAATTTCAAGCCCTATATTTTCTAAGCTTTTTGCAACGATTGCGGCCTTATTTCCAGCGTGCCAAACATAGGCGACATTACCGGAAAATAAGCGCCATGCCAAAGTCCAGTCCGCATTATCATCATTCGATACTATGCCATGAGCGGGATTGCAATTTGCACTTTGCAAACTGCGACGGGCGGTCGCATCATAATTCACCCCATAAGGCGGATCGGTGACCATCAGGTTCGGCTTTGCGCCACCGAGCAACGACTCGACATCGGATTTCGAGGTGGAATCGCCACACATTACGCGGTGCGCGCCGAGGAGCCACACATCACGCGGTGCGCTGACGGCCTTCGCCTCCAGCGCGGGCGTCTCGTCGGCCTTGGCATCGTCGAAGGGCGGCGTGGCGTTGGCAAGCCATTCGGCCGGCATTCCCCAATCCGCGAGCTCACCGAGGCCGAAGTCGGTCTGCAGCATCTCCCAGTTAAACTCGCCGAACGGCAGGTTGTCCTGCACGAGCAGCCGGCGGAACTCGTCGCGGGTCAATTCGCGGTCAGGGATCAGGACGCTCACGGTCTCGATGCCAAGCTCCTGCAGGGCCTTAATGCGCTGGTGGCCTCCGATCACGCGCAGGTCGGGCTGGGCGACGATGCGCTGGTGGTAGCCCATTTCCTGAATGCTGGCCTTGAGTCTGGCGAAGGCGACTTCGCTGATCTTGCGGGGGTTGCGCTCATAGGGTCGCAGCGAGGCGACGGGGACGCGCTTTTCGCTCCACTGGATCACTTGCTTTTCTGCTTCGGGCAGGGGGTGAACTTGCGAGGAGGCGCAGTGCGGGACGAAGCGGCCCGATCGGCTAGGACGGGCGAAGATCCCCGGCTTTGCTCCAAGCGATGCACGATCTCGCCTATAGTTGAGCGGTGATTTTTGGTCGATTCGTCCACCAGATATTGCCACAGATCGAGCGGGATTCGTATCGATCTTGTGACAAAATCATTGATTTCATTAGGGTTCTGGCTCATGTATCTTTTCCTCGCTTTTTCTATTGACTTCTATTTTCTAATCGCTATTATAGCTTTTGTCAAGAACAACCCTTTGGGCCAACAGGAGGCCAAGCCATGAAATACCAGATTCGCTACACCGATCACCAGACCGAAGACGCCGTAGATACCCTCGAAGAGGCCGTTGCCGACGCCCGCCGCATCTACGAAATGTCCGGCGGCTTTCAGGGTTACTTCCCCGCCAATAGTCTCTTCGCCAAGATCAAGGGCATTTACTGCGAGCCCGGCAGCATCCTTTTGCTCGGTCGTAACATGCTCGCTGGTAAGTTCGGTGCCGAGGACGAAGCCGCCCTCACGGACGATGAACGCGACGAACGCGACTCACTCAGCAGCCACAACTTCCAGCACGGAACGTCTCTATAACCCCAACCGGAGAACGACCATGACCAACGCAACCGCCGAAGAAAAAGCCGCCTTTGACGTATTCGACAAGGCGCGTGCTAAATGCCGCGCGAAAGCGACGCGGCATACGCCGGGGCCGTGGAGATTTTGGCATTCTGGCTATGCCAATGCGCCCTTCGTTGTTTACTCCGGTTTCCAAACCGGCCACGACGCCCCGTCCGTAGACGCGCAGGGACAACTTCACATGAACAACATGACAAAAATTTGTGAAGTTAAGCACGACGAAAGTGAAGAGCATGACACACAAATCGCCAACGCCCGCCTTATCGCCGCCGCGCCAGAGTTGCTTGAGGCTTTGGAATATCTTAGGGGAGAAATGCATGCAGCAGCTTACGGCTTCGCAAAAATTAATGCTGCAATCTCCAAGGCGAAGGGCGGTGCAGCATGAGCACCATCCGCAAGCTGGTATTATACCGGTTCTTCAACGAGAACGACGTGCCGAAGTTCGGCTGCGGCTGGCGCAATGTGATCGCGCTTCCGGGCGGCCGGAAGTGGCAGACGCTCGTCGACTGGACGACGCTTGATGTCGCGCACCTCACGCTCAAGGACTGGGGGCGCCTCCGCGCCGAGCCTGTCATCACGCGTGCGGCGCCGGTCGAGCGGGCGATGCGCGCGCGGATCAGGCTGTTCGAGACCTACGTCGAGGCTGAGAAGCGGTTTAACCCGAGAGCGACGAAATACCAGATGCCGGCGGCGGTCAAGGAAGCCCTCAAGCTCCTCAAGGGTGCGCCATGAGCCGCCTCGACCAATCGACCCAGCTTGAGCGCAAGCTCCAGCTCATGCTCGGCACGAGGGGGCGGAACGACCCGACGCCGGACTGGCTGACACCCTACCTCCAATGGCTACGCGAGAATGGCACCGAGAGCGAGGTCAACGGCTACCCGTCGCCGGAGGCCTATCAGGATCACAACATCAACCTGTTCGTGCGCCAGCAGCGCGCAAGGAGGGCGGCGTGATCGACGTTCTTTTCAAAGGCGACGCCGACCCCGCAAAGGAAGCGGCGCGCGAGCGGCTTGAGTTCGCCCTGCAAAACGCCATCCAATATCTGCCGGAGCGCAATTTCACCGAGGTATGGGAGGCGCTTCAGCGCCTCAAGGCGACCGATATCAACGGGTGGCGCGAGCTGCGCGGGCATTACCTCACGCGCTCGATCTTCGACATGATCGAGGCAGAGAACCGGTTCCGCTTGAGCGGGAAGGTGAGACCTAAAGCTTAGCAGCCCCGCAACTCAGCAAGGAGAAGTCCCATGAAGAGCAGTTTCGGAATCCTCGCCTTCGCCGCTATCGCGCTCGCCGGCTACGGCGGTTGCCAGCTCGGCGAGTTCCTCGACAAGCACGAGCGCGTCCCGCACGAGATCGCCAACAAGTGCGCCTATTATGACATGGATACGGGGCATTTCACGTGGGGGCCGCGGCCGGTCTCGATCATGATGCCCGACGATCCCTTCACCGAAACGCGCAAGCTCCCGGCGCCGAAGCCCCCGGGCCGCAAGCCCGCTGGTACGCCGTGATCGAGCTGACGCCCCAAGCCGTGGATCAGGCCAGCAATCGGCTGCGCGCCGTATGGCTTGAGGCGCGGCGCGCGCCGGCGGGGTCGGGTGTTGAGCCGGAGTGCTTGCACACCTGGCTCCGGCGCATGGCGAAGGAAGCGCTGGACGTAGACGACCGCACAGACGGGGGAAAATATCGCCACGCCGGCATGAAGTTTGGCCTCATTCCCATGGCCGGAGATCGGACTAACCGATGGCTGCTGCGGTCGGTGGAGCGGGTAAGATAGTGGCGGCGTTCATAACAGCTTTTATGGAGGCATGTCCATGACGACCGCCGCAGAGCGCACCCATCTTGATCGAGTCGCCCGGCTCGGCTGCCTGATATGCGGCGCGCGCGCGGAGGTGCACCATATCCGCACCGGCCAGGGCCTGCGGCGCGCGAGCCACTTCGAGACGATCCCACTTTGCCCGACGCATCATCGCACGGGTGGGCATGGCATCGCCTTTCACGCCGGCCGCGAAATCTGGGAACGCACCTTCGGCACGGAGCTCGAGCTGCTGGCGCAGGTGCGCGCCGAATTATCGAGGGAAGAACCGCATGCAAGCATATCCTGATCGCGCACGCCACGTCGGCCACCGGCTCGGCGTGGTCGCCTACCTCCTGATCGGGATGCCGATCTTCGCCGTCAAGATGACGGGTCATGCAACTTATCTCGCATGGCAGACGTGGATCTCCATCATGCGGCCGCTGGGCAAGACGATCTGGCAAACTTACCGCGACGCTCTGAAATAGCCCGAATGTTCCGCGCGCATCGGGCCCACCGCGCGACTCTACCCTAGTGGAGGCCGGAGACTCCCTAATAGCATGAAAGTGGCTGGCGCCGCGATTGGCCCTCGATGCTGTCCCCGCGCGCACAGGGATCGCGGCTTGCTGTTCCGGGTCGCCAGCCGGCGGCCGTGATGATGGGCGCGGGGTGTTCCTTTCCTAGGATAAGCAATAAAGTTACGCTTGTAGAATGCCGTTTGCCGGCCATTAGCCGCTCCGTGGATGCTGTTCCTAAATTTTGGCCACCCCAATAGCCATTTCTCTCCAAAATCGACTGGCGCCCGGTTTCCTCGCGACCGTAGCCCCTACCACATATTTTCGAGGGGGGCCTTGACGGTCTCCGTCTCCTTCTCACAGAACATCGGGCCGATCTGGGTCTCCATCCGGTAACCGGACGAATTTTCGGAGCCGATGTTGTAATACGGCGTATAGCGCGAGGCGAGCATCTCCAGCCACGCCTCGTCCGCCGGGCGGCGGCCGCTGATCTCGGGCGCGAACTCGGTCTTGTGCATGGCGAAGGTCAGGTCGCAAGCGTTCAGCAGCCCCTCGCCGCCGCGGATGTTTCCCTCCTGATTCAACTGCGCGGCCGTGAGTATCCAAATCGGAAACCGCTTAACGGCTTCGGCCATGGTCTGTGCCACGTGGTCATAGTGCTCGGCGAGGCTCTGATTGTTCTTCTTGCCGGTCACGAGTTGCACATAATCGATGATTATCCCATCGATCTTTCCGTTAATGCCCTGCTGCGCGATGATCGAACGCAAGTCGTCGAGGTCGATGCGCGGGCGCGCCTGAAAGAACAGCCCGCAGTCCCGGAAGCCAGCGGTCGCCTCGCGCGCGCGGCGCTGGAAGCCCTCCTGCATGCGAATATGCGGGTTGAGGAAATCGCGCGCGTTGAGGCCCATCTTGCGCGCGAGCAAACGCTGGAACGTCTCGGCGTAGCCCATCTCAAGGCAGAGATACAAAACCTTGCTCGATCCAAGCATGGTCATGTTGTACGCGATGGTGGCGAGCATCAGGCTCTTGCCCGCTTTCATGCGCGCGCCGAGGCCGTAGAATTTGTTCTGGTAGAACCCCCCGCCCAGCGCCGCGTCGAGCCGTGGAAACTTCGTCTGGTTGTACTGCATGAATTTATCGAGCGAGTTGACGATCTCCATGCCCACCTCGAAGGCGCTGATCGTGCTCGACCGCCGCGAGACGATGGCGGCGAGGTCGGCGATGCCCCGACCGAGGATATCCGCCGCCCCCCCGCTCGCGATGTCCCGCGCGGATGCCAGGAGCTTTTCGCTCTGGGCGACGATGCGGCGCCGGTCGCTCAGTTCTTGCACCTCGCGGGCGTAGTCCCGGCCGGCGAGCGGCGACACGATGGCCGCGATCCAGCCTATGAGCATGTCGAGGACGCGTTTGGATTCGTCACACTGACCCGAAACGAACTCCACGATGCGTCTTGGATTTGGCGTCTCGCCGCGCAGGTAGCAGTCCGAGATCGCCTGCCAAATCCTGGCGTTCCACGGGTCGGTGAAGTCCTCCGCGCGGGTGTCGGCCATCTCCGCCCAGAGGTTCGGGGCGACAAAGGCGCAGGCGATGAGGCCCATTTCGCATTCGAGGTTCTGTGTCATAGCGTGGTTGCTCCTGCATGCATGGGTTTACGGGGGACTTCTACGGACTTGCGGGAAAAGTTTGGCTTGGGCTCGAACAGCCCCTGCCAGCCGTTCTGAATCGAGGTATTGATAATACTCACGGGATTATGGCCGCGCTTTTGAAAATCGGCGAGCTGGCCGAGCGTGAGCGAGCATGCGCGTTCGGTGAGGGGTTTTTTGACCGACTTGCGGTGCTCGATCCAGTCTTTCCACACCGGCAGGGGAAGCCATGCGGGCAGAGGCACGGCAAAGGGATCGAATTTCTTTTTTTTAGGGAGAGTATTATCAGTAAATAGTACTGACTCTACGTTCTCTCTTAACTCTCTACTCTCTACTCTAGCATCGCCAAGCATTGCTACGGGCATGCTTGTAGCATCTAACTTCTTGTTTTTAGACCATCTTATTTTAGCGGCTTTTTTTGCTTTCTCGGAGTGAAATTTGGTTCTGGTGTCCTGAAAAGCGAGTTCTTCATCGCAAGTTCGCTGAAAAAGCATGCCATCGCTATGCTGGAAGAATGCTACAAGCATGCTACAAGCATGTAAGCCCCAGTCCTGTAACGATATTCCACAGATTCTAGCCAGCGCCGCATCATTATTCGGGAGGGGTTTGCGCGTGATCATATATTCATCGATCAAGCGCCGATAGCACCCGTCCTGATAGGGATCGAGCGACAGCGTTTTATCGCGGAATTTTAAGGGGAAAAAGCGGTAGTAATCCACGGATGACCTTCTCTGAAAAAGGTAACAAAAGTGTCAGGCGGGTAATCCCGTTCAGAGGCGGAAAACCAGAGCGACTGGCTGTCCCGCGCCCGACGGCCTTTTTTACGCTTTCCTTATGCGCTTTTGCAACTGTTTTCTCGATGCGAACCGCTTGAACCAGTCCATGACGAGCGACCGCCCCTGCTCCCAGCTATGCACGAATCCGGCGATGCCGCCCGCCGCGCGCACCGAGTCGCGCCATGCGACCTGCCCGTCCGTGTACCGCGCGCCGACCGGGCGCTTGGTCTCGGCCGAGACGAAGACCGCGAGGTAAGATCCGACCATTTCCTTGGTGATTCGGACGGGCAGGAAGCCGATAAAATCGGCCGCGCCGTTCGGCCCGACGCCGTAGGTGACCCAGATAGGGCCGTACTTCGCCCGTCCCCGGGTGTTGCGGTAGAGGCGGCAGCCAGAGGCCTGCATCGCGTGCAAGACCTCGGGGATGATATCGGCCTCCTTGGGGTTACGGCGCAGGGGGGGCAAATTTGGCCTCCAGCGCGTCAATTCCGTCCCGGACGAGCAACCGTAGCGCGGCGGATATCCCTATCCCCTCGCGCTCCCCTATGGCCTTAACGCGGTCGTAGAGATCACGTCCGAGGTTGAAGGAAACGGTCTGGTTGGATGATTCTGACATTGTTCTTATCCGTTCGCAAATTATAGTTGACAGCAATAAGATAAAAGAATAATTAGTGGTTGTCAAGAACCCCTACAACCTGCACCCCGGACGTTTCGCGTGAGCGACTTTACGAAGGCAGAAATCTAACCAAGGAGCGGCACGATGGAACCGAAGCAAGAAATTCTCCCTGCACCGGTCGCAATGACGGCGAGCGAGCAAGCCGCGCAGATGATGCAGACGATCAAGGATATCGCACTCGCGCCAGATGCGGAGACGAGGGTTGGCGTCATGCGCGAGATCATGACGATGCAGCGCGAGCTTCAAAAAGACCAAGCGGAGCGCGCTTTCAACGAGGCGATGGCGCTGATCGCGAACGAGATGCCCCGGATCAAGAAGAAGGGCAAGGTCGAGTACCTCGTCGACAAAAACAATAAACAAGGTCCGAAGGAGGAAGCGTTCAAATTCGCGAAGTTCGAGGACATCGACGCTGCGATCCGGCCGCTGCTCGTCAAGTATGGATTCTCGCTTTCCTTTACGACCGAGCCGCGTACCGCCGAAGGCGGCGGCCTGACGATGGTCGGCCGGCTCTCGCACAAGGAGGGCCACTTCCGCGAGTCGCGGATCGCGGTCGCGCTTGATAGCTCCGGCGGTAAAAACAACATTCAGGGCATGGGCTCGTCGTCCAGCTACGGCAAGCGGTACGTCACCTGCATGCTGCTCAACATTATCACCGAGGGCGAGGACGACGACGCGACGACCGCCGAGCCGATCACCGAGGAGCAGGTCGCTAAGATCGAGGCGCGGATCAAGGAGGTCGGCGCCGACCGCGAGAAGTTCCTCGCGTACCTCAAGGTCGAGGAGGTCACAAAAATTCGCGCGCGCGATTTCAACAAGGCGCTCAAGGCGCTCGACCAGAAGGCAGCCGAGAACAAGCAACAGAAGGGAAAAGCGGCCTAACCACAGACGAGCGTCTGCGCGCTTAATGATATAGCCACGCCGCAGGTGTTCGATTTATTTTCTTAACCAACGGAGGAAGCCATGCAAGCCTATCTCAACAGCGAAGCCCTCAAGTCCAAAACCGTTTCCGCCATGCAGGCCGATATCGCAGCCGAGCGGCTCGTAAAAGGCCACTACTGGAATGAGGAGATGGGGAACGGTTGTTTCGTCGGTTGCGTTATCCGTGGCAATCAACACAGCAAATTCGAGGACGTCCTCGGCATCCCGAGAATCCTCGCGCGCTCGGGCGATAGCATTTTTGAGGGGTTGCCTTTCGAGGAAGCCAAAAAGTTCACCGTCGACTTTCTCGCAGCGATCAAGCCGGGTGCCAATCTCTCGGGTGTCTGGCCTAAATTTGCCCACTTCATGCTCGTAGACTCCGAGCATGGCGTTCTGAAATTCGCCAAAACTGTACGCACGAAGAAATCCATCCAAGCGATAGGCGACCTTTACCAGCGCAAAATCAACGGTGAAAATATCGATGTAAATACATGGCTGGAAGCAAGACTAACCGCCGACGCCGCCGCCGCCTACGCCGCCGACGCCGCCGCCGCCTACGCCGCCGACGCCGCCGCCGCCTACGCCGCCGCCTACGCCGCCGCCTACGCCGCC